GAATCTCTCGAAGATACATTCAAAGATCTTATTAACTATGCATCTTTTGCTGTATCATATATGCGTGGTACAATGGATGGCCAGGATCCAAATAACGATATGTTTAACAGGCCAAAAAAATGAGAGTTGGATTAACTGCATCCACCTTTGATCTATTGCATTCTGGTCATGTAGCCATGTTGCGTGAAGCCAAAACACAATGTGATTGGCTCATTGCTGCGTTACAAGTAGATCCAACACTTGATAGGGAAGAAAAGAACGCGCCTATTCAAACTATTGTCGAGCGTCAAGCACAATTGGCCGCAATAAAATATGTCGATGAAGTCATTATTTATTGTACAGAAGCCGATTTACTTGATATAATAAACATGTATCCAATTGACGTACGAATCCTTGGTGAAGAGTATCGTCAAAAAGATTTTACAGGTAAAGATGAATGCCGTAATCGTGGCATTGAACTTTACTTCAATAAACGAGATCACCGCTTTAGTAGTAGTGATTTAAGAAGGAGAGTTGCTAGTGCAAACCGTAAGTGATGTACGAGAATATTTTAAGGATGCTCTTGCTAAAGAAGCATTTACTAAAGATAAAACTGGTCAAAAAACAATTGAGTTAATCGGCGCATCATTTGTTGCAGATGAACCTTCTATTTTTGGTGAACCTAATCAAAAATACATTGATGCTGAAATTGATTGGTACATTGGTATGTCAACAAACATCAATGATATTCCATACGGCGATAAACCGCCAGCAGCCTGGCAAGCTTCAGCAAATGATCATGGTGAAATTAATAGTAACTATGGTTATTTGATTTTTAGTGATGTATATTATCGTCAATTTGAAAACGTGGTAAACGAACTTGTTTGGAACATGGATACTCGTCGTGCAACAATGGTTTACAATCGGCCTTCAATTTGGGCAGAGTTCAATGAGAATAATAAAAACGATTTCATATGTACTAATGCTGTTACTTATTATCTTCGCGATGGCGCAATCCACGCTGTGGTCCAAATGCGTTCAAATGACGTCGTGTTCGGATATAAAAATGACTATGCTTGGCAGCAATATGTTTTAGAAAAAGTCACTGAAGCATATAACTACGAATATGCATTAAACGCCGCAGATGTTGATTATCGCAAACAAATGGAAGTAGGTAACATTACATGGCAAGTACAAAACTTACACGTTTATGAAAGGCATTTTGATCTTGTCAAATAAATGGGATAAAAGATACCTTGATTTAGCAAAGCAAGTTTCTACTTGGTCCAAAGATCCATCGCGCAAAATTGGTGCTGTAGCTGTAGGATCTAAAGGACAAGTCCTTGCTCAAGGATATAACGGATTTCCACGTGGAATCGAGGATTCTTTTGATCGTTATGAAGATCGTCCCACAAAATACAGGCTGGTAGTTCATGCTGAAATGAATGTCATATATAATGCTACATATAACGGTGTTTCCCTTGATGGTGCTACACTGTATGTACATGGACTACCAGTTTGTTCTGATTGCGCTAAAGGTGTAATTCAAGTTGGTATTAAAAGAGTGGTGATGCCCTATCAAGATATTCCAGATCATTGGGCTGAATCATGGAAAAACACGAAAGAAGTGTTTGATGAAGCTGGAATAGATTATGTTTTTTTGGAGAAGTAAATGTCTGAAATTGTGATATTACTTGGTCGAGGTACTGAAGGTTGTGGTGTAACTCAATGCGCTATTCAAATGCAAAAAGTTACAGGTGCAACTATACTTTCTGCTAATGATAAGAAATGGGGTAGAGCTAAAGGCCTTGATTTAACTCAAGTAGAAATGAATATTGAAAAAGAACATGAAGAGATGGCTAAGTTTATTAATGGTTATGATCTTTGTGTCATCTATTCTGTTCCTTCTAAGTCTCATCCTCAAGGATGTCAAGACAATTTTCTAACGCTGCTAAAAAATATTAAAATTAGAAAAGCATTTATTAACGTTGATCATAAAGCAGCTTCTATTGCACGTAATGCAAATCTAAAAGAAGTTGCTGAAAACGTTGATGTAATCATGACGCATAGTCTTGAAAATGATTTTTCAAAATTTATGAAAAAAAATAAAATTCAAACGCCTCTTACTAAAATGAGTTTAGGCTTTGATTACGATGGACACCGTAATAAATATTGGAAACCAATTGAAGCACAAGATGATAACATGGTCCGTTGGATTGGTCGCACAGCAATGTGGAAAGGACCTGCATTGATGATTGATTATCATCAAGACGCTTTAATGGAAAATGGATATATCACAGTTTTAGAAGGCTTAGAAGCAAGCATTCAGTATCCTCTTGTTTTATATCGTGATAACAAAAACGAGAATCCAACTGACCGTCGTAAAGTTGTAAACTTCTTTCGGCCAGAAAAGAAGCACGGCGAAACACAAAAGTTTTTACCAGAATTTTATGGGAAAGAATCAGTAGGCAACGGTGCTTATCTTTACCCACAATATGTTAATACCGATTGTATGGAACGCTTATCGCTTTCTGCATTCGGTTCAGATTTGTATCACCTTAAAGCAGAAACTTATGGTGACACTATTGAAAACTGCCATGCAGAAATTATTGCATCCGGATCAGTGCCAATATTTCATAAACACTTCTGTGATAATGTCATACATAAAGTACAGGGTAAGCCGGTTTCCCTGTGTAAAAATACCGGCACTATAGGTCTAGACTATTCAAACTTTAATGAATGTCTAGAAATTATGAACCAACTAAAATCAGATCCTGCTATGAGAGATGATTGGCGTGAAATGGCTTTTGAATTTTGGAAAGAACATTCAGACTCACAGCCTGTTGTTAAAGACATTATAGACAAAGCTATTAACACGACTGAAAACCAACCACAAGGACTAGAGGAATTTTTCGTATGAAATCAAAAAAAGTACTAATCACGGGTATCGCCGGAATGATTGGCTTTCACACAGCAAAACGTTTGCTGGACGACGGCTATGATGTTTACGGCGTTGACAACTTTAACGCATATTACGACCCTAAACTAAAATATGCTCGTGAAAAAATCTTAAGAGAACAACACGGTTTTGATGTAGAAAAAATGCTTACAGCAGACATTAATGCTGTTTCATGGCATACCCTGTTAAAAGACATTGATCTTGTTATTCATTTAGCAGCATATGCGAATCCAAGACATGCTCTTAAAGAACCACAACCTTATATTGACACTAACATTAGTGGTACTCAACGCATCATTGAAGGCGCTGAACGCAATAATGTTCCAGTTGTATATGCATCAAGTTCATGTGTAATGCATGGCCAGCCTTTACCTTGGAATGAAACTGATCGCCCTGATCATCAAAATAATCCTTATGGCTGGTCAAAGCGTGCTAATGAATGTCAATTTATGCACAGCAGTGTACCAAAGTCTGCTGGTCTTAGATTCTTTACTGTTTATGGACCTTATGGTCGACCAGACATGGCCTTGTTTGGATTTACTGATAAGATTGTAAATGGTGAACCAATAGATCTATACAACTTTGGTGATATGAAACGAGACTTTACATACGTTGATGATATTGTTCATGGTGTTAAGCTTGTTGTAGAAAATATTCTTGACGGAAATCAAGAAAACGATCATGAAATTTTTAACATTGGTTATGGAGATCAAGTAGATTTGCTTGATTTTGTTGATCATATTGAAACTAATCTTGGTCGTAAAGCTGAACGCAATTTGGTACCAGCCCATCCTGCTGATACGCCTGCAACGTGGTCAGATACTACAAAAATTAAAAAGTTAGGATATAATCCAACAACTCCTATTAAAGAGGGTGTAGCTAAATTTGTAGAATGGTACAAAGGCTATTATGGTGTTAACTAATGTTTGAAAATAGAAACGCTCAAATAGGAATCGTAGGACACGGCTTTGTAGGTCAGGCCGTGGACTACGGGTTTAGTCAAAGAAACGTAGAAAAGTTTATTGTTGATCCTAATTATGATACTACAGTTGATGATCTTGCTGCATTTGATCCTGATGTAACGTTTGTTGCTGTTCCAACTCCAATGTCTAATACTGGTAAAATCGACTCTACCATTGTAGAAAAAGTCGTAAAAGAAATTATAGATAAGACAAGAGGACTCATTGTAGTAAAATCAACAGTGACTCCAGATATTATGATAGAACTGGCTAATATGGCCAGAGATCGTATTGTCTATAATCCAGAGTTTCTTACTGAAAAAAATGCTAATGAAGATTTCATTAATCCTAAAATGCATGTATTCGGAGGCGATCCTTCAATTTGCAGGTTTATTGAAAATCTTTATGAAACACGTTCGTTATGTCGCCCTTGTCCTGTATTTCATGTCAGTGTCGCTGAAGCAAGTCTTATTAAATATGGAATCAACAGTTTCCTCGCTACTAAAGTTTTGTGGTTCAATCAATTTTATGACGTTGTTAACGGTCATGGTAACTACAATAGGATTGTTTCTGCTATTGCTACTGACAGCCGCGTGGGCAATAGCCATACTGTTGTACCTGGCTTTGATGGTAAGCGCGGCTTTGGCGGTGCGTGTTTTCCAAAAGATACAAAGGCTTTATCATACTTTGCGCCAGAATTTAGTATTCTTAAAACAGTAATTGAAGAGAATAATAAACTTCGTGCTGAATATGAAAAAGACGCCAGAGAGAAAGAGCAAAATGTAAGCTATGACTAATTATGCAAGTATTGTACCACTTATAGGCGGAGAAACATTTGCAATGGAGAATGTATTCGGGAAACAACCCGAGTACATTCTTTCATATTCAGCATTTGAAGCAAATGATAGTCAACTTCTTAACCACTATAACAACAAAGTTCCTTATTATAAACTTGATGAGGCTACTCATAAACCCAATAAAGTTGATGTAGTTAATGCAGTATGCCCTTGTGCAGGTCTTAGCTCTTTGTCAGTTAGCTCATCTTCTGAAAGTGAAACTAATGATTGGATGATTAAGTCTGCTCAATACGTCCTTGAGCAAATTCAACCAAAGGTGTTTTGGGGAGAAAACGCGCCAAGGCTTGCTAGTAAAATGGGAGAACCTGTTGTAGCTAAGCTAAGACAATTGGCAAAAGATAATGGATATACGTTTTCTCTGTATAAAACAAAATCATTGCTTCATGGATTAAGTCAAATTAGAGATAGATCATTTTACTTTTTTTGGAAAGGAAATGGCGTACCAAAATTTGATTTTTATAAAAGACCGCACATGAAAATTGAAGATCAAATAAGATCTTCTGCGCGTAATGATGATGATCCTATGTCACAAATTATTGTGCAAAAAGAAAAGCCAACAGACAATCCTTTTTATAAGTATGTTTTAGAAGAAATGCATGGAGGTATTTCTCACGCAGATTTCTTTAAGCTAATTGACAAAACTACAAACGTCTTACATCACTTTGAAGATAATGGCGGTAACTATTATGATATGTCTAAATGGCTTGATGAAAAAGGTTTTGATAGACATGCGGCAAAAGCTATACGAATGGGAGATAAACTATCTACTGGCGGTAACATTATGAGAAAAACTACAGAAATTCCAAAAGACTATATTGGAGCTTTTGTAGGTCATATGCCTCATATGTTAACCCACCCGGATGCTGATAGATATTTGACAGTAAGAGAATGTTTAGACATTATGAAAATGCCAAAAGATTTTCAACTTCAAGGTGGCATAAAAAACTTAAATATGATTTGTCAAAATGTACCGGTGACAACTGCTACGGACATGGCAGAAAACGTTAAGAAATTTCTTGATGATAATATTGAAATGATCGGATCTCAATTTTCAATTCAAGATAATAAATCACAATCTTTTTGGTACGAATCAGAAGCTTCAACACTAGAAGAATTTTTATAGTTTACATTTACGCCCAGCTGTGGTATAATATACAAATAATCGAAAAAGGAGATACGCATGTCAGTAATGGACAAGCTTAAGAAAAACTCACGCCTTGGCCATACAGAAGTGTTGTCCGAGTCAAAATTTTTTACTGAAAAGGATATGGTACCAACAAGCGTTCCAATGATTAATGTTGCGCTATCAGGTTCTATTGATGGTGGTTTGGCTCCAGGATTAACCGTCCTTGCTGGCCCTTCAAAACACTTTAAGACTTCATTTGCTTTGCTTATGGCTGGAGCATATCTTGATAAATATAAAGATGCTGTTATGCTTTTTTATGATTCTGAGTTCGGCAGTCCTCAGAATTATTTTACACAGTTTGGTATTGATACAAGCCGTGTATTACATACGCCAATTACTAATGTGGAGGAACTCAAGTTTGATTTGGTTCATCAATTGGAACAACTCGAACGTGATGATAAAGTAATTGTTGTTATTGACTCGATTGGAAACCTTGCTTCAAAGAAGGAATTAGAGGATGCGCTTAACGAGAAATCGGTTGCTGATATGTCTCGTGCTAAAGCTCTTAAAGGGCTTTTTCGCATGGCTACGCCGTATCTTGCGATGAAAAATATCCCAATGGTTGCAGTCAATCACACTTACAAAGAAATCGGATTGTTCCCACGTGATATTGTTGGCGGTGGCACTGGGATCTATTACTCGGCTGATAATATCTGGATCCTTGGTCGCCAGCAAGATAAAGTAGGTACAGAAATTAAAGGCTATCACTTCGTAATTAATGTGGAGAAAAGCCGTTATGTCAAAGAAAAATCAAAAATACCTATTACTGTATCTTGGGATGCTGGTGTCTTGCCTTATTCTGGTTTACTTAATGTGGCACTCGCCGGGCAATACGTGGCTAAGCCTAGCGCTGGTTGGTATAGTGTTGTTGATAGATCGACTGGAGAACTCAGAGAAGGAAAGGTCAGAGAAAAAGATACACTCACAGAAGAATTCTGGAAACCAATCTTAGAAGAAACAGATTTCAAAGAATTTGTTAAAGCGCAATATTCAATCGGTGCAGAGGCCATAGTGTCTATGGATGAAATTGTGGAGGAAGCAGTTGATTGATCTAAATAAAAAATCTGAAGATCTAGACTATGAAATCATTCCGGCCATAGGATTAGATGATGCAGAGCAAGCGTGGGATATTCGTATCTTACGTGGAGAATTTTCAGAAACTGTTATCAGGTTTGGTAGCATTTCTGTAGATGGTAAAGCTGGACATCTTAATTTCAACTTTACTATCATATCTAGTCCGGATGAAGATTTGACCCCCGACTATGTCCCTTTTCAAAATGAGTGCGGTGATATTCTACACGATATTTTGGAAAATGCTTTAAGAAAAGATGAACTACTTTTAACGGAGAGAAAATGAAAATTCTAGTAATGGGTTTGCCAGGTGCTGGTAAAACTTGGCTAAGCGAAAGACTGCAAAAAGCTATACCTGATTGCGCGTGGTATAACGCGGATAAAATTAGAGCAATGGCAGAAGATTGGGACTTTAGTGAGGATGGGCGTTTACGTCAATCTCAAAGAATGCGGAATGTTGCAGACTTTGAAGATGATAATGGCCGCACAGTTATTTGTGACTTTGTATGTCCATTAAGAGAAACCCGTGACATTTTTGATGCTGACATTTTGATTTGGGTTAACACTCTTGAAGAAGGTAGGTTTGAAGACACTAATAAAATGTTTGAAGAACCAGATGGTACTGAAGCAAGAGCTTATTACGAAATCACTGATTATATGACTGATCAGGAAATAGAGGAATTTGCAAATGGACTCAAAGAAGAAGAGCTTAATGAAAATGGTTACGTGGAGGTTTTTGGCGACAGCAACGACGTTCCTGATTTCCTTCGTAATAACCGGTAGCATTATACTAGGTTCAGCAATTGCATCAGTAGAATTTTTCGCCAAAATGGCGTTATATTATTTTCACGAAAGAGTATGGAGTAGATATGGAAAAGAATAATTACGTGAAGCCTGCGGGTAATTTTGATTGGCAAAAACCCACCACCCAAATGCTTGGTCGATGGCAGCCTTGGCATCTAGGGCATACAACACTATTCAAAAAAGCTTGGGCAGAAACTGGCCAAGTTGTTATTATGGTTCGCGATGTAGGAGGTATTGTAGGTGAAGATGCTGGCGCAGGACGCACAGCAAAGCAAGACGATAATCCCTTTGATTTTGAAAGGGTTACTAACAATATTGTAGAAAACCTTGGAAAAGAGGGGTTTACTTGTGGTGACGAATATGTTATAATGAAGGTACCTAATATTGTTGATATCAGCTATGGCCGTGGTGTAGGCTATACATTTACTGAGCATGATCTTGGTGAAGATATTCACAATATTTCAGCTACTAAAATTCGTGCAGAACTCCGTGAGAAAGGCTTGCTTAAGTGAAAATTGAACAGACAATATTAAGAAACCTATTGACAAATGAAAAGTATATGCGTAAAGTATTACCTTTCATTAAACCAGATTATTTTGAGGGTCCTTATAGAAGTCTGTTTAAGGAAGCCGGTAAGTATGTTGCTAAATACAACAAACTTCCAACATTAGAAACCTTGCAAGTTGAACTACAAGAGTCAAATTTGCAAGGTGAAACCTTTACAATGGCTATGGATATTGTGCCTCAGCTATTCAGTAAAGAAGAAATTGATGAACAATGGCTAATTGATAACACTGAAAAGTGGTGTCAGGATCGAGCTTTACACATCGCAATCATGGAAGGTATTAGTATAATTGATGGTAAGCATGAATCTCTTACAAAAAATGCTTTACCAGAAATTTTACAAAAAGCTTTAGGAGTTGCATTTGACACAAACGTCGGACACGACTATATTGAAAACGCAGACCAACGATTCGAATTTTATCACGAAGAGGAAGATCGTCTTCCGTTTGATCTCGAGTATTTTAACAAGATTACAAAGGGTGGAATTCCTAATAAAACTCTTAATATCGCTCTTGCTGGTACAGGTGTTGGTAAGTCTTTGTTTATGTGTCATGTTGCTGCATCTGCTTTAGTTGGTGGATACAACACTCTTTATATCACAATGGAAATGGCCGAAGAGCGTATTGCTGAACGTATTGACGCGAATCTTCTTAATGTCCCTATTGATCAACTTGATAAAATGTCAAAGGATCAATTTTCAACTAAGGTTGCAGACTTATCTACTAAAACAAATGGTAAGTTAATTGTAAAAGAGTATCCAACCGGTTCTGCGCATGCTGGTCATTTTAGAGCTTTGTTGAATGAGCTAAAACTCAAACGTCAGTTCGAGCCAGATATTATCTTTATTGATTATTTGAATATTTGCTCTTCATCTCGAATGAAAGGAATGGGTGGTGCAATCAACTCATACAATTACATTAAAGCAATTGCTGAAGAACTACGTGGCCTTGCGGTCGAGTTCGACGTACCGGTCTTCTCTGCAACGCAAACGACTCGTTCTGGTTATAGTAACTCGGATGTTGGGCTTGAAGATACGTCCGAGTCTTTTGGATTACCCGCAACAGCCGATCTAATGTTCGCTTTGATCTCTACCGAAGAGCTTGAACAAATGGGTCAGATCATGGTTAAACAATTGAAGAATCGTTACAATGATCCTACTCACCACAAACGATTTGTGATCGGTATAGATAGAAGTAAGATGAGGTTATTTGATGCTGAAGAAAATCAGCAGACACTAACCGACGACACTCCAGTCTTTGATAAGTCCGGTACTGGAGAAGGTATGGCAAAATTCAAGGATTTTAAATTCTAATGAGAGTAATACAAAAAACTAATGCTTCTGAAAATGGCATGGAAATACGAATGGAATATGATTCTGACACAGATCATACTTACATCACGTTAATTGATGAAAATGGTGATATAATCAATTCGCATTTCTTAGCTGAACCGCCACGTGACTCTTCAGAAATTGAAGATCCGCCTGATGAAATTGAAAATTTTGTAGGAGATCCATTATGAGAAAGAAAATAAGTAACTATTGGGGCAGTGACGTTTATCCTCATAGGGAAGCAATCATTTATCACAATACAAAAGATAATCTATTTGAGGTAGAGTTTTGGAATAAAAATCAGCTTCAAGAAAATCGTCAGATGGTCAGTGGTTACGGTGAAGATAAAGTAGTTCATAGTTTAAGATACGCAGAAGATGCTGCAGAAAATTGGTGTTTAGGATACATTCCATGATGGATAAATTATTTAGAAGACTTGGTTTCAAAGATGACTACGGGTGGGAAGAAACAAGTATCGTAGGATTCATTTGCCTTTGGTTATTATTTGGTTATGGTTTTTATATTGTTTTAAAAGAGTTGTTAACATGAACGTAAGACTGATCAGTTACTCACAAAACCCGGAGAATATATATGTCGGTGAAGATATCCAAGAACTTATTGCGTATTGCGCCCGTGTCTCGAACCCCTCGAACCAAAATAACCAAGAAACGTCCGAAAGATTGTTATCATACCTTGCAAAACACGCGCATTGGTCGCCTTTCGAAATGGTGTCTGCTTGCTTAGAGATTGAAACCACTCGTGATATTGCTCGTCAAATTTTAAGGCATAGATCATTCTCTTTTCAAGAGTTTAGCCAACGATATGCTAACCCTACAGAAGATCTTTGTATTAACGAGCTGAGGGATGCTCGTCTACAAGATAAAAAAAATCGTCAAAACTCAATTGAAA